AAAGACGACCTGATGGCGGCTACCAGGTACGCAGTCCAATCCACCCGCTTCGCCATGCCCCTGGGAGACTCCATCTGGAAGGAAGAAATTAAATACCCTGACCTCGGTATCGTCTAATGGCTGGCATGTGGGATTGGCTACCTGGTCCATCCGGGTTGTGGAACTATTTAAGTCAGACCCCAGGGGCTGAAAAGGTCCGTGAATGGGTTGATCCTGATTGGTATCGGGACTATTTAAGCCAGTATCCAGAACGATACCGTAACCAGATCCTACAGGGTCTGATGGATTGGGCAGAGACTACCAGGGGTGGTTCGCCAGTTGGAACCAGCGCTCATTTGCTCTCAGCCTTAAACCCGGTAAGGCCGCTTGCTAGCGATGCCTTGTTGAAAGTTGGTGAGGATGTTGCCGACAAGGCTAATCGGTATCAGCAGTGGGCGATTGCGAAAGCAGAAAGGACGGGATTGCCAGTACCTGATTACAATGAAATGACGGCACAACAGGGCGCATTTATCCCAAGTCTCGCTTTATCCGCGACGGGTTGGGGAAGGACCGGCGGCAGCGACGATGCTGTCAGAGCGTTTATCCGTCAAACAAAGGCACACCCACGCCGCGTACAACCAGGTCAGCAGGTCGCTACGCGGACAAAAGAACCGGGTGTAAAGGCAGAAGGCGGTCTGATCCAGGCACTGGAACAAGCGCCTGCCTTGGCAACCAGGGAAGCAGCAACAGGGCAAGCCCTGTCGATGTGGCCGGATGACACACAAACTCCACCGTTGTTGGAAAGTCGCGAAGCGCTTTTGAAGAAGGGATTTTTGTATTCTGGGGAACCTAGAGAAGTAGTAACACCGAGTGCCAGCCTTACATCGGATGAGAAAAAGCTACTTAAAAGTGATGAGTATGGTTTAAGTAGAGAGCAACGTAATACTGTCAGCAAGGCGATTCTTGATTATCGAAAAACCCATCATCCAGACCAAGGATGGCAACCGTATTCGGTTCAAAAATTAATAAAAACTGAAACCTCTAAAGGTGATGTCTATAAGCCTGTTATCAGTGCCAAAAATGCAGGATTTGATTTCCATAGAGATCCAGACACAGGACTTGAGTTAACCGGCACAGATCGGCAAAAGAAAGTTTCGAGTATGGGTGGTGCAATGGCTAATGAAGTTGCAACCATTATGAATCGCCCTGATCATAATGCTCAGATTATTAAGCAAGCTTTTGAGTGGTATCAGAAGGTTGAAAATAGACTGCGTACTGATTACGGATCAGTCGCTGATATTTATGGTGATCTCTTAGCAGCACTTTCACCAGACACAAGATTATCGACGAACTTTAAATTTGCTGAAGAAGCGCTTGGTAGGTTTGCTAGTGGTGCTTTTGATAAGCAATTAGAGTTTATGGATAAGTGGCTTGCTGATGGTAATAGTTTGGACAAGCTGCCGGATCAATATATTATTCGGCAGGCTAACGGTAAGAAATACGGCAAGAATGGGCGTAATGCCATGCTTGCTATGTTGGGTAAATTTCGAGATGTGTCCCCTGGTACAGGCCCGAAGATGCGCCGATATGGTGGCAATGTAGTTGGCACTTCGTATGACACGACTGTTGATGTTTGGAATGCTCGAACTAACCAACGTCTGGCAGGTCAGTTAGATCAGCGCCATAAGCGAGTGATCCCAAAATTGAACGCAGTTGAAGGTATGTGGGTCGGATCTGGTCTAGGTGCAAAACCGAGAGTTGGATTAATGGGAGAAGGAGACCAACCATTTGCCATTTGGAAGGGTAAACAATCAGAAGGTTTGCCGATTAAGATTAGCGGTGCTTACGGATTTGCATCAGATGTGACTGATGATGCTTTGTTTAAATTACGCGAGATGGGTTATGACATTAAAGGAGCAAGGGATCTCCAGGCATTTGAATGGTTAAACGAAAAGAATATTTGGGAAGGGGAAGGTTGGACACCTAAAGATGATAGTGCGAATTTAGTTGAATTGCTTGCGGATGTTGAGCGTTATCGAGGTGGTGTTTCACCTACGCAGCAAACTACGCCGACACTTGAAGATTTTCTTGCGATACAAGGAACACTGACGCAGGGATTGAATGAAGATCCGATGGTTCTTGCGGCAACAGCGCCAACCTCCGCGGGTTATTATTTTGGTGAACCAGAATTGTCTTCTGATTCACAAGTGGTAGCTAGAGAGGGTTGGGATCCGTTACCGTATTATCAAAATGTTATCCAGGCGGGTCTGGATCATAATCAATCTGATGTTTTTGTATCGAAGGTAATGCCGGATGGAGAAGGATTAAATTCCCGGCCTGGTGTAGAGATAATGTTTGACCCGGACAAGATTAGAGATGCTATGCCGGTGTTGAAAAAACTTTTGAAAGATCAGCCGGGTTATACAATTATTCCATCCAATCGTTTTGTACAGGAAGGAGATCGAGCAAAAGTTTCTGGTGTAGGTGGTTTTTACATTCAATGGGTGCCGGAAATTGATATACGATTTGATGACGATCTGCGTGCAAAATTAAAGGCGAACCCGGATCTCATATACGAGATTAAACAACAGAAAGAAAATGAATTGGCTGATTTAGCGGAAAAGGCAGAAAAAATTGCTGGCATCGTTTCATCTAAACCATTTTGGTATAATACGGAAGTCTTTGGAAAAACAGCAGATGGGGGATTTGACGATGGCGGCTACACTGGAAGAACGACAACGGGCGATCCAATCGCTGGAGCGGCAGATCAAGCGATTGGAAGGCAGAGGCAGCAAATCACTCTTCTTACGGAGCTTGCACGAGCGCTTAAGAGGATTGAGGGATGGAACTTTTGACCGCTCGTTTGGCGACATCTATGTTTCTGGCCCTGGCCGGTAAGTAAAACAAGATCCAAAGAGCCACCTTCGGGTGGCTTTTTTAATGCCTAGACGATAAGGAATTATGGCAAAACTAACAGACGAAGAACTGCTGGCTAGAGTCGAAGACGAACTCAGCTCCGCACAGGGCAACAACGATGAACTGTCGGAAGTACGGCGTGACTCATTGCTCCGATACTATGCGGAACCGTACGGTAACGAAATAGATTCGCGGTCCCAGGTGGTCGATACCACTGTGATGGACACCATCGAATGGATCAAGCCTTCACTCATGCGGATCTTCGCCTCATCCGACGAGATCGTCAGATTCACACCCGAAGGTCCAGAAGACGTAGCAGGCGCACAGCAGTCAACCGATTACGTCAACTACATCCTCACCCGTGACAACAACTGGTTCAACATCTTCCTTACCTGGGCAAGCGATGCGCTGATTCAAAAGCTGGGCATTGTGAAATGCTGGTGGGATGATGCCGATCGCTGGGATAGAGAGGAATACCATGACCTGACGGATGTTGAACTCGAAGCGCTTATATCAAGCGATGATGTTGAAGTCCTCGAACACACAGAGAAACGTGATGAGGAAGAAACAGAAGAAGAAATATCGCTTGCGGAAGTTCTGCACGATGTCACTATCACCCGTCACGCCAGGAAGGGCCGGGTCAAGATCGACAACGTGCCGCCTGAAGAATTCCTGATCTCGACCGAGGCTAAGAACGTCGAGGACGCACGTTTTGTCTGCCACCGCCGCAGGATGACGCTGAGTGAACTGCGTGAGATGGGCTACGACGTCAACGAAGAAGAAATCGGCAGTGGTGATCAGTTGGGATTTAATGAGGAACGTGACGCACGTTATTCGTTCGATTCGTCAACCTACTCCCGCTGGGATAATGATGATGTCGGCCCGAGCCGTGAAGTCTGGGTGAATGAGGCATACCTGAAAGTCGATTACGACGGTGACGGTATTAACGAGCTGCGCCGCGTCTTCTACGCCGGTCGCCAGATCCTGGACAACGAACCGGCTGACACCATTCCGTTTGCAACCATCACGCCAACCCCGTTGCCACACCAGATCGTAGGCATGTCGATCACCGACCAGGTGGAAGATTTACAGCTCATCAAAACCACTCTGCTGCGGAGTCTCCTCGACAACATGTACCTACAGAACTCCGGTCGGGTTGTGGTGCAGGAAGGCATGGTGAATCTGGATGACCTTCTTACAAGTCGCCCAGGGGGGATTGTACGAGCCAAGGCACAGGGCGCAGTCCAACCACTGCCAACCCCGCAGTTACAGCCCTACGTCTTCCAGATGATGCAGTACCTCGACCAGATCCGCGAGGAACGCTCCGGCATATCCCGTATGAGCCAGGGTCTGGACGACAGCGCCCTTACATCTCACACCACCGCTACCGCGGTCAACCAGGTGATGACAGCCGCACAGCAGCGTGTGGAGCTTATAGCCAGGGTCTTTGCCGAGACAGGTGTTAAACGCCTGGCCGAACTTATCTACGAACTGGTATCCAAACACCAGGACAAAGAGCGTGTGATCATGCTCAGACAAGAGTGGGTTCCGGTACGTCCTGACATGTGGCGCGACAAGATGGATTGCGTTGTCTCAGTTGGGCTGGGCCACGGCAACCGGGACCAGAAGGCGATGCAGCTCGCACAGCTCACGCAATTCGCATCCCAGGCAATGGCCGGTGGTTTGTCGATCGTCAACGAGCAGAACCTGTACAACCTCGGCGCTCAGATGATTGAGAACATGGGATTTAAGGATGTTGAATCTTTCCTGACTAACCCGGCAGATGCACAACCACAAGGCCCGTCGCCCGAACAGCAGATGGCGCAGATGGAGGTGCAGAACAAGCAGAAGGAACTGGAAATCAAAGCAGCAGAAGTCCAGATCAAAGCGCAGAAAGTTCAGCAGGACGCGGCTGAGGCACAGGTGGACGCTCAGTTGAAGATGGCAGAGTTGAAACTTGAAGCAGAACAGAAAAGACCCGTCGCTATAGGAGCTACCTAGATGCCAGTTAGAAAGGTTAAAGATGGTTTCACAGCTTCTTATGGTGGTGTGACTAAAAAGTTTAAGACCCGCGATGCCGCCGAGAAATGGGCGTCTAAGTACAAAAATCCGAAACGAATGCGCCGGGCGTACTAATTGGATATAGAACAACGCGAAATGGCTGCCAAACGCATCCTGGAAGAACCCCTTTTTCAGGAAGCCTGGACAACCATTCACGAAGAATTCTTGGACCGCTGGGAAAACTCCCAGACCCAGGATACGCAAGCCAGAGAACACTACTGGCTAGGTTTGCAACTGCTTAAAAAACTTAAAACTCATTTCGAG